GAGGCGATCGAAGAGACAGAACCAAACCCTACGGCGTAGGCAGTTACCGACGGCAACTAGCCGAATTATTAGTTGCAACAGGGTACTGGCCTACGGCAATCGAGTTTGACACGCGCGACCTAATCACAGTCATTACGATATTAAATAAGCAAAAGAGGTAGCGCAATGCCAGCATCAACAACTATTGAGGTCGTCGGGGTTAAACAGACGATCAACTCTTTGCGTAAAATTGACCCGCAGTTGCAAAAAGATTTTAAGGCTGACGCAACCGCAATCGCCCAACCAGCAATTAACGCAGGCAAAGCGGTTTACAAAAATTTACCGCTATCAGGTATGAAATATGCGTGGACACAAAACGCCCGCAAAATATTCCCGTTCGTACCAAGCAAGGCAGCCAACGGGGTCAAAATGAGGTTTGACACTCGACGTAACGCCGTCGGCGTAATTTTGATTGAACAAAAAGATGTTGCGGCGGCCGTGTTTGAAACGGCAGGGCGCGCAAACGCAAACAAGTTAGGTAATGCGCTTGGGTTTGTTGGCGCTGGTCGCACTCGACTGATTGGGCCTGCCGTGTATAAAGCGCGTCGCGGTATTGAAGCAGAGATGACAAAAATGATTGCTAAAACTATGCGTACCGTGCAAAGCGAGTTATAGACATGGCATTATCTATTCCTATTGTCAGCGAGTTTGACGGCAAAGGTATTGACAAAGCAATCAAAGAATTTAAGCAGTTAGAAACCGTCGGCGAGAAAGCACAGTTTGCAATTAAAAAGGCGGCTGTGCCGGCAGCGGCGGCGTTGACGGCGGTTGCAGGTGCGCTCGGGTTGGCGGCTAAAGCGGCAGCCGAAGATGAGCAACAACAAGCGATTTTGGCTAACACTATGCAAAACGTTGTCGGTGCTACTGATGCGACAGTTGCAGCAACTGAGGACATGATTGCGGCTATGTCGAGGGCGACTGGTACGGCTGACAGCGAGTTACGGCCAGCGTTTGCCGCGTTGCTTGTTGGTACTAAAGATATTGGTGATGCAACTAAAGCATTGACGCTCGCCCAAGATATTGCAATAAGTACAAATACCGACTTAGTCACAGTCAGCGATGCTTTGGCAAAGGCCTACGCCGGCAACATGAAAGGTTTACAGGCGTTGTCGCCTGAAATGAAAGGTTTAATTAAAGAAGGCGCGTCACTCGATGTCGTGATGATGGCGCTGGCAGACAATTTTGGTGGCGCGGCAGCCGCGTCAGCACAAACCGCCGCAGGCAAATTCAAGATATTAAAAAATAGTTTAGATGAAACTAAAGAAAGCATCGGTGCGGCGTTGCTACCCGTGTTACAAAAAGTGTTGCCATATTTGCAAGCAATGGCTGATTGGGCGCAACGCAACCCAAAAGCGTTTTTATATATTGCAGGCACAATATCGGCAGTCGCAGCCGCAATCGTGACTATGAATATCGCAATGGCGTTAACACCGTTTGGTGCGATCGCAATTGCAATCGGTGTTGTAACCTCAGCAATGATTTATTTAGAACAAAAAACAAACGCATTGTCCGAAAGTTGGGGTAGATTTGGTGCGGTTTTACGTATTGTTCTTGGCCCGCTATATGACGTGGTTGCGCTTGCAGGCAAACTTGGTTTGATTGACAAAATTAGTATTCCAAGTTTTACGCCAACTGTCATTGGTGGCGGTGCAGTATCTAATTTGCCCCCAGCGTTACGTTACGCACCAACACCAACGATTTCTTTACCGTCAATGCCAACCGTAACTACGCCAATTGTTGGCGGTGGCGGTGGTGGCGGTGGCGGTCGTGCCGGTGGCGGCGGTGGTGGCGGCGGTGTTGGTGGCGGCGGCGACCTAGTAACAATTCAAGGCGCGTTGACCGAGTTTGGTATGGCTGAACGTATCGCAGCGCGTGGTAGCGGTGGCGTAACAATCAACGTGACGGGCGGTATGTCAACTAGCGCCGAGATCGGGCAAAGCGTGTTAAACAGTTTGCTTGCTTACCAGCGCACTAACGGCCCACTTGATTTAATGATTGCGGACTAATGGCAGGCGTAGCAGTTGTCGCGAGTGGCAACTATGACCTAGAAATTGACACGGGGTTTGTGCAAGACGCGTTTTTGCTTGATGACGCAACCGCAGGTGTACTCGACAACACTCAGTTCGTGCTTGACGGTACAACCGAGTTTGCAAGTGTGCTTGACGGCGTAAACCAAGTCAACGTCAGGCGCGGCCGACGCGATCAGGGCGACCAATTTAGTGCTGGCACAATGACATTTACCATGCTTGATACTGACGGTATTTTTATGCCGTTTGACGAGGACAGCCCGTACTACGACACGGCTGAGGCTAAACCGGGTTTAGCGCCCATGCGTCAAGTGCGGTTGTCTCGATACAGCGCAACCAACGTCAAAGAATATTTATTTAAGGGCGTGATCATTAATTTTAATTACAACTTCGCGTTAGGCGGTTTGGACACGGTGACGGTTTATTGTGCAGACGATTTTTATTTGTTGGCACAAACATATATTGACGGGTTTAACCCAGTTGAGCAGTTGTCTAGCGCTCGACTAACAGCAATTCTTGACCGACCCGAAGTCGACTATCCAGCAGCAACACGCAACATTTCGACAGGCACACAAACGCTTGGCGGTAGTTCGGCGTTCACTATTCCGCAATCAACTAACGCGCTCGGTTATTGCTCACAAATCAACGAAGCCGAGCAAGGCAGGTTATTTATATCCCGTGACGGCGATCTAACATTCCAGCCACGTGTAGGCATAACGCTTGACCCGTCGGTAGCCGACTTTAGTGAACTGGGCGCTGACATACCGTACAACGGGCTAGGCATAACATTTGAATCAGACGGTGTAACCAATCGAGCCGTCGTACAAATACTTGGCAACACGACGGCGCAAGTCGCCGACGACGCAGGTAGCCAAGCGCTGTACTTTATACAAACCAAGAGCATTACTGACAGTTTGTTGCACAGCGACGCGGCCGCATTAGAACTAGCCACATATTTGCTTGACCCTGAACCCGAGCCGAGGTTTACGTCGCTTAACACGGCGTTTGCAATGATGAGCAGCGCCGAACGCGACACGGTAGCGGTGATCGACATAGGTGACACGATCACTATTGAGAAATCGTTTGCCCCCGGCACTAACCCGGGATCATTAGCTCAAGAATTAAGCGTCGAGGGCATAGAACATTCAATCAACGTAAACAACGGGCATATTGTCACCTATTACACGTCGCCAACTACGGTCGTTTACGAGTTCATACTTGACGACCCGACGTACGGTATCCTGACTGCAGACAACGCCTTAGGTTAAAGTAGGGGTTTATGGCGATACAAGATTTCACAGCAGGCCAAATTTTGACGGCCGCACAAATGGACAGTTTGCAGGCGAACGATTACAACTGGACAGTTAGCACAAAGACTGCTAGTTATGTTTTGGTTGCAGCCGATAAAGGCACTCGAGTTGTGATGAACGCGGCAGGCGCAACAACGATCACAGTTAATACAAGTTTGTTTAGTGCAGGCGACACTTTGTTTATTCAAAACATTGGTGCTGGTACTTGCACAATTACGGCAGGCACGGCAACAGTAACGACCGCAGGGTCTTTAGCGTTAGGCACATGGGCAGGTGGCACTTTGTATTTCACTAGTGCTAGTGCTGCTATTTTTTTTAGCGGTGGGGGTGCAAATTATGGCACGGCTACAGGCGGTTCATCGTCAAGCATTACGGTTGGCGGCATAAATTACACGCTTTTAACTTTTACAAGCACAGGAACTTTAACAGTCACTAAATCGGGTTTGTTTGATGTTTTGTTAGTTGGCGGCGGTGGCGGTGGCGGTCAAAGAGCCGACTCCGATAGTTGTGGCGGTGGCGGTGGTGGTGGTATTTTGCAGTCAACAATTTATTTAACAGCCAATGCGACTATAAATGTTGGTGCTGGTGGCGCGGGTGGCGGTGGCGTTGGTCGTAACGGTTTTGGTTCGTCAGTTGGTTCTACAGCGTTAAGTTTGTCGATTGTTGGTGGTGGCGGTGGTGGTAGTAGTAGTGCTGGGTCAACCCGTGTCGGTATCGTCGGCGGTTCGGGTGGTGGTGCTGCTGCAAATGTTGGCGCAAGCGCAGCGGGTGGTGCTGCGTCAGTTGATGTTGTTACAGGTCAAGCAGGTGGCGCTTCTGGTGGTACTAATGCGGGCGGCGGTGGTGGCGGTTTTACAGCCGTCGGCGGTGCAGGTAATGCTGGTACGTCAACGGGCGGCGCTGGTGGTGCTGGTTATGATGTCAGCGCATTTATCGCTGGTTCAACACTTGTAAAATCAGGCGGGGGCGGCGGACAAGGCACAACAGGCGGCGCAGGCGGTTCAGGTGGTGGTGGCACAGGTGCTAGCGGTGGAGGCGCAGCAACAGCAGGCACAGCAAATAGTGGTGGCGGTGGCGGCGCTGGCAACACAGCCCAAGCAGGCGGTAGCGGAATTGTTTATGTCAGGTTTAAAGTTTAGTTATGGCACATTTTGCGAAAATACAAAACAACATAGTACAACAAGTTATTGTTGTATCAAATGAAGATTGCGGCGGTGGCGAATTTCCCGAAAGCGAACCAATAGGCCAAAAATTTATTGCGTCGTTAGGTATCGAAGGCACGTGGCTACAGACCAGTTATCACGCAAATTTTCGCGGTTATTACGCAGGTTTTGGTTTTTTGTTTGATGCAAACGCAGGCGAATACGGCGAATTTGTAGCACCGCCAATAACTAACCCAATCGAGCCTGTCGAGTAACAATGCAATGCGCTACGGGCTATTTGCGCTGATACTTATGTTGACTGCTTGCGAAACAACACGCGACAACACACTCACAGTTAAATCACGGGTCAAAAACATGACGCTAAACAACTGCAATGTGCCTGATCGTTGCGGCATAACACCATGACCCGGCACAGATACACGTCAGACGAATTGCACGCACGCATGATCGTCACAGTCGGCGTACTACTTGCTATAGTTTTTAGCACCATAGTTCTAGGCATGACTTACGGCCTCTTGTTTGTGTCGCAACCTGAAAAACAGGCCCCCAATGACGCGGCCTTCATTGACTTAATGTCAACTATTGTTGTGTTTTTGACTGGCACATTGTCAGGCATTGTTGCGTCTAACGGCATAAAAAACAAAGCAAAAAACGATGCCGAATAGACCGTACACAATCACGCAACAGCCAGTCGTTAAAGCGGCGTTGGCTGGTACGACCGAATGGGCAAAACTTTGTTGCCAACACAGCAACGGTACTTTGTGGAATAACGGCACATTTGTTAACCGCGACATACGCAACCGACCCGGCACGATCAGCAATCACGCTCGAGGGCTGGCAATGGACTTGTCGTACCGTTGGCTAAACCAAAAAAAATTAGGCAAACAAGACGGCCGCAAAGCGTCACTAGCGTTTATTGTCAAATGTTTAGAGAACGCCGATCATTTGGGCATACAACTTGTAATTGATTACGCGTTGCAACGGTCATGGAAATGCGATCGCGGCACATGGCAACCACTACCGTCAGTTGAGCAGGGCGACTGGTATCACATCGAGATTGACCCGCACGTAGCCAACGACGCAATGATTGCGAAACAGCGCTGGATAACGGTTTTCGGGGTATTCCCCACATCGCCACCAAAACCCGTCTAGGGTTATAGACCTACCGAGAAAGTAGGTCACTTATGACACTCATCACCAAACTTGCCGTATCGCTATTTATTAGCGTCACGTCAATCTTTGTATTACACAAACCGCCAGCACCAACCCCGGCAGAAACGCAACCCGCGCCGATCACCGTATGGCAAGGGTTAGAGCCTGCAGCGCCAGTACCGCCAACAACGGTTACAACTACGCCTATAACGCAACCTGATGCGTGTCAGACGGTGTTTGACATGGCTCGACACGTCGGCTGGGCTGAACAAGACCTGACGCAATTAATAGCAATCGCTTACCGCGAAAGCAGGTGCATGGCATCAGCCCACAACACAACTTTGAACCGTGATAAGTCAACTGATATTGGCGTGATGCAAATTAACGATAAAACGTGGTGCAAACCGTCAAAGTATTGGCCTAACGGCTATTTGCAGGCACACGGCCTGATTTCAACGTGCGACGACCTGTTTGACTTAGAAAACAATTTGCGTAGCGCCTTAGCAATCTTTAGATACTCAAATGGCTGGCGTGCATGGTCACTCTAAAACACCTGTTTTTAGCGTCAGTCTTGACGGCGTACACCTACCTGATAATGTCAGTTACCAACAAACGAAAGGCAAGAGATGACCGAGAACATCAAAGCAGAAATTGAAGTAATAAACGGATTGAGCAAAGTCGCTCGACAGCGTTACGGCGATAATGCCGTTGAAGCATTAGTTGGCGCGTTGTCAACAGTTTGCACCGCAAAACAATTAAAAGCATTGTTAAACGGGTGGTCGTCAAATGTCTAATGATTTTACTAACGACCCACAACTTCAAGCGCTTAAACACGTCATGGAACAGATTACGCAAAACAAAGTGCCAGTACGTCAGCCTTGGGAATTGGCAGCGCGTAGCACGTTACGCAAAATCCAACACGAAATTGACGACCGCAACGCACTAGACGACAGCGAATTAATCGACGTGCTGAACCAAACACGTATTGAAATTAAATATTTGTTGAGCATCATTAGCGATCTTGATGCTCGAGTCCAAGAACGCGACGCAGAAGTTAATCGGCTTGAGAAGTTGGCGCACCGTGCTTACTAAACACGACAAAAACCGTATGCGTATCGCAATGGCCGAAAGCCAAGCCAGCGCAAACGCCAAATGGACACCCGCGCAACAAGATTGTGTTGACGCGGCGATACGCAAAATGGCACGTATGTTGCCACGGTTTACAGCCGACCAAGTTTGGTACGAGTTGGGCGCGTCATTCCCTGTTACTAAAGGCATGACCGCTCGACTACTGGTTGCCCAGCGTCAAGGCGTTATTAAAAACACGGGCGAGATTACCTATGCTGATCGTGGCGGCGAACACGATCACGCGCAACGCTTAACAATTTGGCAGTCGTTATGACTGGGTTCAATCTTGACAACTATGTTGACGTGCCAACACGTCTTGGCATGGCGCTACAAAAATACCCTGACCTACGCATACAAGAAACACAGCGCGAAATAATCGAGATGCCCGACAAATCGTGTTTTATTCGTTGCACGGTGACGGTGTGGCGTGACGCTGCCGACCCGATACCAGCGATCGCGTCAGCGTGTGAGATATACCCCGGTCGTACGCCGTACACCAAGATGAGCGAAAACGAAGTCGGGTTCACTAGCGCGTTGGGTCGAGCGCTTGGCTATATGGGGTTTGGTATTAGTAAGTCGATTGCGTCACGTAACGAGGTTGAGGCCGCGCAGTCACGTCAACCGACGGGCAGGCTTGCCCCAGTTGTACCGATGCACGATGTCGAAGTGCCATTCCCTGAAGAACCTCAACGCGAGTACGCAACACCTAAACAAATGGGCATGATGCGAGCGCTGGCCAACGGGCAGGGGCTTAAAGGCGACGACCTAAAAACGTTTATCAGCGCCACGCTAAACCGTGAGGTGCAAACGTCTGGCGAGTTGACCAAGCGCGATATCAGCAAGGTCATTGACGCATTGAAAGCGAGCGAGCCAAAATGAAAAGAATAGATTACTTAATGAAACATCACCACGCGTTGTCAATGGCGGTCAAAGATTTGCGACGCGTTAAAGAGTTTTATCCTGAGTTGTACGCAATGGCAGTCGAAGCGCTAAAAGAAGTTAGAAAAGAAATAGTAAAACCTAAATAACGGGCATGACCTAAGCGTTTTGCAGCGCGGTTGGTAACACACGGCAACGTGGGTAGATGACGCGCGTGGTAACACGTGGTCAGGCAAATTGCGCTAAAGAAATAGGGTGTCGAGTGAGGCAGACGACGGGGGGCATAGCGCACTAGGTCTAACATCACAACACAGATTGACATAACATAAACAAACCACAAACATAAAGTTGACATACATGACAAGTCGCAACAAACATCAGCAAGCGCGACAGCGCGCGCTAGCA